TTTGTAAATAGACTTCTAGTGTCGTTTCTTGTATATCATTATCTGGTAAATAAACTATAATTACTTCATACGCGTTTTCATCTTCTTTCGCTTTTACAGTTATATTCGCTATTTTCGCTCTAGGTTCGTATGTTTCTATAGTATATCTAATTGTCTTTTCTAACCTAGAAGTTGTAAGCTTACTGAAATTTTCAAATAAAAGAATCCCAATACCACTATCTACATTTGGTTGAAATAATCTTTCATTTGCTTGCGTACTTAATAGGTTTCTTATAGACCTACTAATAGCTGTTGATTTTTTAACAGTAGACAAATCTCCATGAGATGGATGTTTTGTAAAATCCATGTCAAAATCTACGTAATCTTTTCCGTATGTAGTAGCCATATCTTGCTCTTAATATTTAGTTAAATTAAAATAATAGTGAAGCCATTTTTTCGCTAGTGCTCTTATCTTTCCATGCGTCTTTGTCAGTACCGGCCAATGCTTTACCAACTGCAGCTGCGGCGTCTTCTGCCGTAGAGTTTCCGGCAGGATTGACAGGAGCTTCTTCGTCATCAAGAAGACCTAATACCAGTGCTAATAAATCTATTGGGTTTTTACTACCCCCACCTGCAATAAGTTTATCACCTTCTGTACCAACAAATAATAGTCCTGCAGCATATCCTAAATCTGGAATTCCAGTTGCACTAGAGAGTTGGGTCTTTATTCCTTCATTTCCATCAGGTTGATTTGGAATGTAGAGGGCATATACACCTTGTGATGGTAATGTTATTTGAAAGAATTTTAAAAACTCGTCAATAATCTTAATCATATATTCTAAAAATGCCTCAACTTGTTTAATCATGTCTATCATGTCTTGAACAAAAGAGGCAGAATCTGAAATCATTCCTTTTAATTGTAATACAAAATTTTCTAATAATTGAAAAAATTCACCCCAGCCAGGAACAATATCTTTAATTTGAATTCCTCCAAAATCGGGCGGAGTTGACTCTGGGAGAATCATTAACTTTTCCATTGCAACTATTGCCACCTTTGGATATATCCTTAGTTCTTTTGGTAATTCTGTAGTATCTCCACCCTTCACAACATAATTAGGAAACACATCATCTCCTGTTGATCCAGAAGTTCCTCTTTCTTCCATCTCTACAACCATATCACCAGTTATCCAGGGGTTTAGTCCATCAAGATTTCTAATTGGACTTATTACTACTTCCATATCAACCCATCTTTCAACTTCATTCATATTATAATCCGTCATCGTAGAAACTATATTTCCCTCATCATCCGTCTTTCCAACCGCTTTTCTTCCTACCATAGTTGTAGGAACTACAGAGCCTTCAACAATCTCCTTAATTTTCCCTAAACTCAAATATTTTTGTCCTCCTATAACATCACCCACTATAAACGATTGAAACTTAGTATCAACTTGAGTCAGTTTAACTGTTACATCATTTGGAGTAATAATCTCTGTTAATGCATCTAATAAATTTTTACCAGTAGATGATGAAAATTCAGGAATATCGGAAAACATTTGAGAGAATTTATTAAAAACATCAATAAATTCGTTAAAATTTCCAGAAGCAATAATAATTGCTATTGCTCCAGAACCACCCACAAATTCTGTATTTCCTAAAATATTGGGTTTACCTGGTGCAACTTTCGTATTAAGAGCCTTTCTTCCAGCCACATAATTTTTAACTGTTGAACCATCCTCACTCGCTTTACCTAGATCAAATAGTTCTAATCCAAAATCTATCTTAGGGTTCCATCCTGTATAAGCATTACCATCAACATCATATACTATTTCTTCTGCTTTCGGTGCAGCAGAAACCTCCCCCACTAATTTGTATCTAGGAACATCACCCTCATCATCAAATGCTTTTGTAAATTCTTTAATTACTTCTTTTGTTGTAAATGTAGGGAACTTACTTACTCCCCCGTCATCAGAACTCCTAAGAGGATCTACTAATGGATTTGAACTATCATATCCACCAGGAATCAGTTTTCTGGGAGAGGCTAAATGTGGTTTAGCATCGTCTGAATTTATCTTTGCTAGTGTGGGAGTATCAGTCTTGTCTGACCAATTTCCACTACCGTCTTTATATGACCATATTAAATCTCCGGCCTGATTTCTTAATTGTTCAAAACCATAATTATATTTTTGTGTTGGCGATACATTTCCTTCATAATAAGGATCAACATATAAGTACCAATAACCAGCCTCTTTTAAATCTTGAATTTGTTTAAGTACTTCATCTGCTAAAGCCTCCAATGCTATTAAAAGAGGATTAATATTTTGAAGTGTGGCTAAAAGTTTGACTACTTCCATTCCAGCACTAGCAAGACTAAGAGTACTTTTAACAGTATCTGCAAGAGCAGAAGCCGCGGCCGCCAATGAAGCAATATCCCCCGCCTTCGCAATTTGATGGGGTTTCCATTCAGCTTTCGCTGTTAATAGTGCACTAAATTCAGCCATTATGTTTTTCCTTTTTAGCTTTCTTAATCTTTGCCTTTAATACATTTTCCCAGCTTTGTCTCTTTACTTCCATGATCTCCGAATACATTCCAGCAAGTTTTTTAGTATTTTCTAACAATTTCTTAATATCATCTCTTCGTAGTTCTGCTTCTTTCCAATTATTTTCTTCTTCAGCCATTAGCTATACTCCTTATCTCTTCCATTAAAAATTTCATATTTGTTTCTAGCCTTTTTTACTAAATCTACCAAACTATCCAAACTTTGAATATCTTGTATTAACTGTGTCATCATTTTAAGATCTTTTCCTAGTAAATTATTGCAACTATTATAAAGTGCTCTACCATAAGGAACTAGGCCGCCTGTAGTATTTGCTGTTGGAATTGCCGACACATAAATTGCTGGTGCTGTTCCTCGTACAGTCGATTGAGATCCAGAGCGAGTCGGTACACCAATACGAGTATCTATTTCTGTAACTCTTTTTCCACAATTAGTACTTAATGTTCCCGCTTCAGTATGATAAGCGGCCCATGTAGTATTCGCAAAAGTTACAAGACTTCCCAATCCAGAACCACCATTACCGGCTCCTGTTCTACTAGTTAAAGCAGTAAGCCCACGAAAAGTTGCTAATGCAGATTGTAACGCCGGTAAATCGGTTGCTCTAAGTTCATCGGCCGTAACATAGGTATCGAATGCATTGTCACTTATACCACTTCCACCCGCTTGTGCTGTATCTACATCTATAACCGGATCACGAAAACTAATAGTGTCCGTTAAATCACCTACTGAATCATTTATAAATTGTACATCAGTATTCACCGACATTGATGCCTCATATATGTGTTTCTGTGCAAAATTATATTTACATGGAAAGGTGGTTGTAGCTGTAGCAATGGTGGCTGTCCAATTAGTTCCTGAAGTAATAGTAACAGAAGCGTAATATATTCTATTAACATAAACTAAATTATCTGAACCAAGAGTATAATAATTAGCTATGGTTGCGCCTGCAGTTGGTGGACTTGATGATCCACTTGTAGAAGGTAATGTTGTATTATCATCGGCCGGAACATCTGTTGTATTACCCACAGAACAAACAACTCCATTTGCAGTAACGGATGCTCCCTGTACTCTAGTTATAGTATCTGTCAATCCAGTTTTAGCGAGAGCAGTGGGTGGTTCTCCAACATTAGGCATAGGATGTGTAGTACCAACAGTAACCGTTCCACAAGTATACTGTGAAGTACATGGTATTTCATAATAGAATTTTTCAGCGCTATCAGTATAATATCTGTTCTCTGGTAAGGCTCCAGTCTCATCCGCTCTTTTTACATCCCATCTAACATATCTTCCTGCGGGAATGTCATCTTCACCTAATCCTGTGGGTTGTGTTCCTACAATTTCACCATTATCTACTTCATACGCCTTATGAGTTGATCCTATTGCTGGAAAGAATGGACTTCGTTCTATGTAAGGATATGAAGTTCCATTATATTCTTTTCCTTCAGAAACCCAATCACCTCTTGCACTCTTTGTCAAATCATTAGTTGCATTAGCACTTCCATTATTTGGATCAAAGAAACTAAGTAGTCCTATAAATTGAGAAGTATTAGCATTTAATAAATCATCTGCTCCCGCATCTGTTCCACTATAATCTCCTACATCATCACCAACTGGCTTCCAATCTGGATTTATTACTAATCCCTCTCCTACTATTTCTAACTGACAAAATATATCATTCTCTTGATAACCAAATGGTACACTATTTACAGTAAGAGTAACCGTTCCATCAACGGTTGCAATTCCTGTATTACTAAGTCTGATTTTACTATCTGCAGTTTTTACTCCTGCGATTGTCACATTATCATCCGGAATTCCTGTACCACTAATCACATCACCATATTTAATTTTAGCGAGATCACTATCAGAAATTCCTGTTACTTCTATACTATCTACTGTAGTTGTGCCGATGATTGTAAAGGTATTCACATAGTCAGTATGTCTCTTTAAATAAAACTTCTGGCCGAATGCTGCACCTAGTGTAGTATAACTAGTATTACTACCTTGTGTCAAATGATCTTGTAATGTCAAGGTATTTAATTCATTATACAATCCCTCACTTTGTAACGCTACACTAGCAATGTTCGCTTTAGCAAAGTCGGCATTCCATGTTCCTGCTTCGGTTGTTACATCTCCTCCCCAAGCAATTGCATTACCAAAAGCAGTATCACCATCTGGTGTGGAGTATGGAATAATGCTATCATTAATGTCTATTAATTCTCCAGTTACTCTTGACCTAACTAGATAATAATCCCGAACATCAGTACTAAATGTATTACTACCTTGTGTCTGTGTTCCGGCCAAAGTAGTTAAATTGATAGTAAATGTTTCACTAATATCGGTAGACTTAATTCCCATAAAAGATGTATTGGGTTCTGTAAGAAGCAAGGCACCATTTACTGTTTCATAAGACGGAAAATCAAATTTCTTAAAAGTGTGGCTTATCGTTTTTGCACCATAACATATAGCTCGTTGTTTTGCTAAACTTTCACATACTTGAGCAAGAGAATAACTAGCATCTAGAATAGATGGTTCCATTAATATATTACCTAATGTAGATACATTGTCATTACCTGTAGTTGTATCATCTTGAAGAAGATTATTACCTGTTCCTTGATCTTCCAATTGAATATAAAGAGAAAAGGTAACAGAAGTCAATTTTTCACATAATGCATTTAATCGTGTATTAGAAAATTCTCTTGATAACGTAACAGCATCAAGAATTCCAGTACGTGCAGATAAATGAGTAGTAGGACTACTATCCAACTCCTCTCTTATTTCAAGTAATTTTTTATCAATTGCTCCTGACATTGTAATCCTACGATAAAGGTCCTGAAAATGGTATTGGTGGTGCACCTGGGATTAACCCACTTACTACCCACGTTTTTGTCCAATCATCTAATATTCCTGCCATCTCTTTTGCGAAACTCATTCCCGATGGTTGTGGCCCGGAATATAATTGTATTAACGGTGATATATGAGAAGGTGCCACAGCCGGCGGGCCGATTTGATTTGTAGACAAATATGTTGCTGCCATAGATGTTAATGCTGATGCTATTTGAGCACCTATTGCTGCACCACCTGGTAATTGTGATGCAAAAACTTGTCCTATTGTCATTCCACAAGGAGTATCTATTACATTTGTTGTGGGGAATCCTCCTGCATTTTGTCCCATTTTTAAATAATTAGCAAATGCTTTTGCGATATCTTTTCCGGGCTTCATCGGATCAGGACTAGCAGTTGAAAACGTTCCCATTAATTCACTAAACAATGTTGCTTTAACTAGTGCCATTATTCAAAACTCCCACCAACTTTCAACGATTTCATCAAAGCCAGTTTAGCAGTAGCTGGAGGCATTGGTGGTCCTGACGGCCCTGTTCCTGTTGGATGTGTATGTTCTAATACTATATCTATTAGTTCATCCAATATCTCTTTCAATGTAGCAATTAATCCAGCAACTTTTACTTTACCTGAAGAACTCACCGTTACTTCACCTAATAATCCTTGTAATGAGGCTTCACCTGAACTACTCAATTTAAGTGTCGATAATAGACTACTCATTTGAGCACTTCCCACCACACTAGAAAGATCTATATTTCCCAATAATGCAGAAGCTGTAATACCAGTCGTTCCCAAATTAGAATTTAATTCTATATCACCAATAGGTTTTATTGCTATAGATGCTCCCAAACCACCAAGCCCTAAGTTCATTTCAATTCCACCAGAAATAAGATTGTCTGTACATTCCATTGCAATCTTACCTAAAGTGGCAGTAGTCTTTTTAGCATAACCTAAAGTCATTGATGGTAACACTCCAAATATAGATTCATTTATCGAATCAGTAATATTGAGTGTCATTCCTCCACCAGTTTGCATACCGATAGAACCTTGAGCATTTAAACTATATGATCCAGTTTGATGAGTTAGTTTTCCACCTACTGTTTTCTTCTCATCGCCAGTTGTCGTTTCAGAAGACTGTGCAGATTTTTTTTCAATAATCACATTATTGGCAGATAGAGTAAGTGTCTCCGATGCCTTTAATGTCATTTTACCGGCTATTAAATTAATTGACCCCAATGTATTATTAACATTAAATCTCCCTTTTTTTATTGCTATAGAATAATCACCACCAATCTTGTCTACTCTATTACCAAGAATATAATTTTCTTGTGAACCATCAACAGTCGTATAGTCACCCGCTTCAATATGTGTATATTTTGCCCCTAAAATAATATTATAATAATTGTTTACTATTTTATCAACCTTAATACCTACTGGATGAATTTCAGTAAAGGTGCCTGTTCGATGATACCAATGTAATCTCTCGAAATTAGGAGTATCATCCATTTCAATAACATGGCCGCTTTCAGTTTGATGTACATGATTATATGGATAGATTGCTTTCCAGGGGATCGGCGGTTCAGACCAAGATTTACCATCAGCAGTAGGAATTCCCATTTGACCCGCTTTTCGGTTTTCCATTTTTTCAAATACGATACCCGAAACTCTTGGATCACTCGTATCAGTATTTCCACGAATCCCTCTTGCTAATCTATTTGTAGTTGGTTCTTTTAAATAATCTAAATTTCTAGTCGTTGATAGTTGTGTATTTGCTAAACCCGTATCAGGATATGTTGATCTAAGTGACTGCTCTACAACCTTAACAGTAAATGGGGGAGTTGTTGTATTAGGACCGGTTGTTCCAATTATAGACCTCACCGATGAACCAGTTGCAGAAACAGTTTGTGGTCCACTTTGTGAAATTGCAACAGTTTGTACATCTTCAGTAGGATCAGGATTTGCATTATGAATAATGGTTGCTGGTTCTCTAGGAACCAAATCAGCTTGAGGATTATAGAAAAGATCTCTCTTTCCCCCCTCATCTGGAAACATTGGATGTCCGACATCTCCACCTTCTAATCTTGGATCAAGAAACCCTTGACCGCCTATAGCGGTTCCATCATTATTAATTCCTTTTGCATCTAATTCTGGAATTCCACCAATTGTTCCAAAAAACATTGGTTCTTGTCCGTCTTCTCCATCACGATAAAAACCAATTACCCATGTACCTTCAACTGGACCTAATGGTGAAGAACCAACCCCTGTTTGACTTGCTGAAGTAATCGGTGCAACAGGATATGCCCACGGTAATCCTGCAGTTGGTTGATCGTTCTTGTTTTCTGAATGCCAACCCAAAACTCTGATCTTACATCTTCCAAGATAAAGCGGATCATGGCGGTCTTCGACAACTCCTTGCCACCAAACGAACCCCCCTTTTCCCATAAAGTATGCCATAGTATTATCCTATTTTATTTTGCGCCTGTTCTGCCGGTTGTCGCATTGACTGTTGCAATTGGTCTATTAACATTTGTTGTATCATCAGCTTCCGGTATTGATCTATCTTTTCCAGGAGGAACTTTTAATGAATCTTTTATTGCCTCAAATTCGATATCATATTTTTCTTTAGTGAAATGATGGCGCAATTTAGTAATTAAATAATAACCACTTAAATACGTATGACTATCCGATGCTGTAATTCCATCCCTATCTTCAAGATATGTTGTAGGTAATTTGAATTCTATTAAATCTCCTACTGCCCTAGTAGATAATCCCGGCGCTCTAATATTTAATTTAATATTATTAGCTTGCTGGCTTTGTACTAATCGTGATTGCATCCATTGTTCTACTCTATTTGGAATAATGTTTAGATTAGATTTTACTTCTCCCTTTACACCTCTTGATCCTAGATCTTCTTTAAATCGAACATCATGTGCAAAATTAGAGGGATAAAAATTCATCACCGATTCGGGTGAACCTAACGCATCTTGCATTTCAGTAGATAGTTTTCCTGCTCCTAAATGAGTAAAAGAATCGCTAAAGTTTTTCTTATCTTTGGGTTGTTGAGGGGCCTCTGTTGTTTCAACTCCACCCGTTGCTGTATTAATAATTTTTTGTTTTCCTAAAGAAGTTGGATCTAACAAATTAAAATCTAATGTATCATATTTCATTCTAACTAAATCATGTGTAAGTAATCTATTTGCATACATCCCTGTTGATAAATTTTCAAGAACATCAAAATTAGAAGAAAATGAATATGCATCAACAGCCGTCATTTCTATAGCAATATTTGTAGCTTCATCTTTCTTTGCACCCATTCGTTTTGGCTGTACCACGTACACTTCTTTAACTGGTTCTTCTGGTGTGGTATATACTAATTCAGTTGGCGAGCCCGGTGCACCTGCTACTGTACTATACCCCATACCACCACCGGTCATAAGAGTTTCCATAGAAATAAAAAAGAACCCTCTTATACTTTCATAAAAAACAAAACTAGATCCAACCGCCTGTTTACCAGCAGATACTGCTCTTGATGCCAAGAAATTAAAAGCCTTGAATGGTGTTTGATTTGGTATAATTAAATCTGTAAGATTCATAGTAGGTTCAACAAAAATACGTTTAGCTCTACCCTGCCTACCTCGTTGAAAAAATTGTCTATAAAGAGATTTTACTATATCAGATATTTTTCGTGGTTCAAGTGAAACTGGATCAAGCGCGGATTTTCTAACCTTTTGTTTTAGATTTAAAATAGCCTCTTCAGAAACGAAAGATAATTTATAAGTTATTATTCCTTCATTAAGTTTCATAACATCAAGAACTTTAACTACTCTAAATTTTAAATTAATCAGGCCTTCATTTAGACTTCCTTCAAATGGGCCGGGGATTGCTGTTGAATTTCTTTGTCTTTCGATACCTTTTGTTTTTACTTGAATGTGTATAGTTTCTTCACCAATAATAGGAACACTTTCCATCAATCCCACACCATCTACTATCTGTATATTTCCAGTAAGATAACTTCCAAAAAGATCTTCATAGATATTAAAATCTGACCAAGCAGACTTTAGATCAACCTCTCCTTTTCTATTGGGAGAAGTAAGAGTAAGTTTTTGAAGCTCAAAATCACCAGGGAATGAGGGGAGCTTTCCTTCTTTTGGATTTTTTAAGAAATCCGTTTTAGATCCATGATCAGCTGACTGAGGATTAACGCCTGTGGTCGCTTTCCTCCGGTCCAGCTGTGTTGAAGGTGCACCCATCAGTCAAGTTTCTCCGAATGTTCAGATAGAATGTCTGAAACATATTTTCTATCAATTAATCTAATATCTCGTTTAGCGTCATTTCTAATTATTTCCCAATCATAACAATATACAATATTTCGATCAGCAGCGTCAAGAGCGTCGTAAGTTGTTATATCAACCTCAAGCGTAGCCTCTGGAATTGGTTCACTAGTACCTGTTGCTTCTGTTCTGGTTCTAACAATTTTTTCATAATGATGTATCCCATTTTTTGCGGCTGCCAGAGTTCCGTATTTGTTTTTAACATAAGCTCCAAATTCTCTAGAATTCAATGGCCAATCAAAAATGGGATCATGTATACCGTTAATTAAAAAAATTAACCATGTATATTTTACATCACCATATATCTTAAATGAAGTTATATCGGGACGCTCTGATTCTGGTATTGAATAAGGAAAATAATTAATAATATCATTTTTAAGAATGCTTTTTATTTTTGCCTTAACCATAATATTAATCGCAATCTTAGTTTTTCTGGGTTTTGTCCCAGTAATATCATAATTAATTTGTGGATAGTGTTGAAAATATTCAGACATGTATTATGCTCCTCCATCTATTCGTTCTCGATACATCACTTCTAGTTCCATAAACGAAAGTTTCATTGATATACTTACTGGAAATTGTGTGTTATCAAAAAATAGAGGCACACTCTCTGTAGTAAAATCTAAATCACAACCTAGTAATACTGATTTCCCTATATTAAACATAGGATTTGAACCGGTGGCTGGTAATGACTTACCATTAATATAATAATTAATCATAAATGTATCAGGATAACCAAACAACATTGAAGGTGAAGTTTTAGCATCTCCTCCTCCATGAGAAGGTAACATGGCTTTTTTAAACGCATTCACAATTCGTACACAAACCTCAGATTG